GGGGTCAAATGGGATAAACGCATTGTCGGTTACTCGCAAAATAGCGTTCTGCTGAACCTGTTGTCTAACAATGTCAAAGATTTGTTTATATATCATAATTCAATACTCGCATCAATAAGGTCATCAGAAGAATCTGGGTATGCTGTTGCAATGCCTGTTGCGGTTGGCACTATTTGCAAAAGAAAATTAGTAGAACTTGCACCTCTAACTGTAGGTTGTCCCGTATTAACTACCGCCCATGTTCCATAAATTGTAAATGTTGGAGTTGCTCTCATAGTTACTGGAAGACCAAATTGTGACCAAATAGCATTTCCAGCAGATGTATTCCCAGTTATTCCATATGGCTCACTTGTGCCTCGTGCTATTTTCCAATAATACCTCTGACACAAAACCAACTCAGTACCATAAGGTCTGTAATCAAAACTCGTTGCGGTACTGCCTACCTCTAATTGCACACCAGTCACATACCATGTAGCCCCATTTGTGCCGACTACGCTGGTTGCGCCTGTAACTCCAAGACCGCCAGTTGTCCATGTTCCCGCTGTATTGCTATAAGTAGAGCCAACGCCTAATCCAAAATCTATTTCAATACCAATACTATTATCTGTTAACCAAGTTCCAGTCGTATCTCCAGCAATAGTTACAGTTTTATATTCAAATGTATTTGCAGAATTTATTGTGTAACTTGCAGGATAAAGTCTATTGCCAGCGCTATTTCGCAAAACAAATCCAAATGTTCCAGTTAAAGAACTACGAACCCAAAAGGAAACAGTAACAGCAGATGCGCCAGCCGCACCCCATCCTAAATCAGCAGTATTAAAACCTTCAATTTTTTGTGTGATAAGGTAATAATCTGTTGCACCCAATGAAGTTGCCGCAGATGATGTAACTAGTAAAGATTTTGTAAATCCTGCTGGAACAGTTGAGGATTGCTGAACAGTAAACTTTGAACTTACAGAGGCTAACATCTGCCATCTGTCTAAAGAATAATTAGACCCCGTAGCAGTAACACTAGCCCCAGCGTTTCTCTGGTCTATGACCATATTCCCATTTATGAGTCTATTTTTAAATCCATAAACACCTGACGAACTTATGCCATCAGAAGTAACCATCTTATCAACATTAACTGAACCATAAGCCATTATTTGCCTCCGTGATTAGCAAATACGCCATGATACTTTTCTCGTGCCATGTGAGCGCATAAATCAGCAAGTTCTAGGTCATCAAAATATTTATGAAACACTTTTTCCCTATCTTTTGTTATTTGAACTATGTATTTGTTGTGTACCTTACTCCAACATACATTTTTAACACCAAGTTTGTTGTTTGACTGAGTTTGCTTGTTGTAGTTATTTGTGCAATGGTCTGCGGCTCTTAGGTTTTCAATCCTATGGTCTTTGTATGTTCTATTTATGTGGTCAACAACAATAGGCATTTCACCATGAAACATACAGTAAATAACTTTATGGATGCTATACGCTTTGCCATCTAAGTTTACGACTCCATATTCACCACTAGACGCACAACCAGCCTCTTTACCAATAAGTTTTTTTGACTTGTTGGTATTAATTTTCCAATACAGTTTTCCATCACGATACTCAAAAGCATCGTTAAATCTTTTAGATAGTTCTACATTCATCATAAAATTAACCATCTCTGGCCTGCGCTAATAGTTACCGCAATTCCGCTTGCCACAGTTATCGGGCCAACCGAAAAGCCATTGTTTCCGCTTGCTATCGTGTAACTTGCGCTAACAGTTGTTGAGTTAATGTTTATGCCGTTTGACGAAATGTGCGCTGGCGCAGTTAACTCACCCGTACTTGGCTTATACAGATACTTGGTATTACCTGTGTAGATTGTTGTTGGAGTACCTGAAGTAGCCGCCGCAAACAATGGATATAGGTTAGTCGATGTGGTTGTATCGTTGCTGATAGACGCACCAGCAGTTCCGTTGGCGGCTGAAGTAATCCGTCCATACGCATCAACAGTAATGTTAGTAGCCGTATAACTGCCAGCAGTCACAGCAGTTGTAGCCAATGCCACAGTACCGCTTGTTGTGATAGTTCCACCTGTCAGTCCCGTTCCAGCCGTTATGGATGTAACAGTTCCACTATAAGCATCATTAGATGTAATAGTGAAGTTAGGATAAGTCCCACTTATACTAGTTGTCCCTGCTCCCGTCAATGCAACAGTCTGATCTGGCGCAGAGTTAGTGATCGTAAAATTAGGATAAGTTCCACTTGTGCTAATCCCTGTGCCAGCAGTCAACGCAACTGTTTGGTCAGGCGCAGAATTAGTGATAGTGAAATTAGGATAAGTTCCTGATGTGCTAATACCCGTACTAGCAGTAAGGCTCACAGTCTGATCTGGTGCGCTATTGGTAATCGTGAAGTTAGGGTATGTGCCACTCGTTGAGATGCCTGTGCTTGCAGTCAGCGAAACAGTCTGATCAGGTGCAGAATTGGTAATGGTTAGAGTGCCACTTGATGTGATTGGGCTACCAGATATGCTAATTCCTGTTCCAGCCGTTGCCGCCACAGAAGTAACAGTTCCTACCGATACAGCACCAGTTTGCCCATTAACAGAGGTGACTAGGTTGCTTTGGTCAATCTTTTGCCAAACTGAGCCATTGAACATCAACCAATCGCCAATTTGCCAATCAGTTATGCCGTTTAAGTTAGTGCTTCCTGCCGTTGCAACGATGTAGTAGTAACCATTTACGCCAACGCTAGAAGTTAGTGTAGGAGTGTTAGTAGATGCGTTCCATGTGCCTTGATAACTTAAACCACCAGCCACAGAAGACCAAGAAAGAGCCGTTCCATTAGTAGTCAAGAACTTACCTGAGTTCCCCGTTTGACTAGGAATCAGGTTTGTTATCTGTGTTTGTAGGGAGGCTAGAGTATCAAGGACAGACTGAGAAGTGCCGCCACCATTAGTAATGACTTTGATGCGTTCCGCAAGATCAGGAGCAACAACTTCACCAACATTGAGTTCAACACCACTAGACAAGCCAATGACAAGGCTACCATCAAAATCGATACGAGCAAAGGAGACACCAATACCATCATTACCATCGACTCCATCACGCCCATCGCGTCCATTCTCGCCTTTAACTCCTTGAACGCCTTGCTTTCCATCACGTCCATCTTTTCCATTCTTGCCATCCCTTCCATCTTTTCCGTCTTTTCCGTCTTTAATGGAGGCAACTCGCTTCTCTAGTGTATTTCCCACTAAGTCATAACGAGATTGAATGTCGGCTTCAATTTTCTTTAAGGCATCAATAACTAGGTTGACGTTTTCACCAATGCGTTGCTTTTGAACCTCTTTTGACTTGGCAATAGATAACTGAATAGCGTCAAGTGCCGCCTTCTTCTCAGCATCGGTCATGTCTTCTAGGTTTGGAATGATGTCACTCATCTTCTTAGGCTCCCAGATAACTCTTCAAGAAAGTCATTCTCGACTTTTGCAAGGTTTTCTTGTTTATTCGCCATCTGTAACTCAACAATTTTGCTCTTATTCTTGATGTCTGCTTCTTTGAGCATCAATTCAGCAATCTTAACCCTTTTATCAAACTCTCTTTGGTTAGCATCTGCCTCACTTGGCAAATTCTTGGTCAAAGATGCACTCATTTTGGCTTGCACCTCTTGTGGCATCAACTGAGCCTCAACAGACAACTTGGTAGCCTCTGCACGATTCTGTTCTGCCTGAGTAGTGCTGACAGCAATCTGCGCTTGAGCTGCTTGCAAAGCTAATTGTTGCTTAACTTGCTCCATCTCTTGTGCTTGTGGGTCAGGTTGGCTCATCTTGTCCAACATCTGTATCAACTCATACCTGTTAGATAGGCTTGAATTGGACAAAATACCCTTCAAGATGATTGGCAACACAGGCGTGTTCGGGCCAAGCGTCTGCAAAAGCCCAATAAACTGCTGTTGCTCGTACTCTCTAGCAATAATTCCAAGCGTAGCCGTAGGAATGAAGTTCATATCGACAGAAGGATAACGCTCTGGGTCGAACTGCATATAGCGGAAAGCCGCTTTTTGGATAAACGGAATCAAGAAATCCTCTTGGAAGTTCACCAAAGTGCGTTTGTACTTCTTGATGATAGAGGCAACTGCCATAGACATACCGCCTTGACCACCATCTCTAGCCACATTGCTAATCATTCCCTGAGAATCAAGAGTTCCCGTTGCTTGCAACAACATACGCTCAAAGTCTTTGGCCGTAGCCAAGTTGTTGGGGTCGCTTTGACCAAACTTGAATGGGTAGAGAATCTCAGAAGGTGCGCCATTGGTCAGGATCGCCTTGCCAGGCTTTACCTCAAATTTCATTCCCCGTGGGAGGCGAGTTGCGTCCATCGCAATCATGGGGCTGGTGGTCAATGCCAAGGAATCTAAGTGGCTACGGGTCTGAGCATCAATAGCCTTTTGCATATTGAACGCCTTCTCTACTGTGCCTCTGCCAAGTAAGCGATTAGGTACTGTGTCATCCTGATAACTTAAAACAGGCCGATCCTTCATCATGTAAGGATTTTCTTCTGCTTTGAGCAGCTGCCCATCATTGGCAATCACAACAATCGCTTCCACCATGTCTGAGTAGTCTTCAGCCACAGAGTTCTCAGGGAACAACTCAACAATGTCTTTGTTTTCCTTGAGATTGTTCAAGTACTCTCTTGGGACTAAACCATAGTAGGTCAGCAGAAGAACCTTCTCGTCCTGATATTGGCTTACTTCTTGGGTAGGCTCAAGGTCTGTATCCTCGCCAGTAGTACCAATATCAACCTTGCGATAGATACCCTTCTCTATGCCTTGGACAATCTTGTGAATCGAGATGTACTTCTCGATAGCCACACCCATACAGTCATCAATGGATGTGCCGTTAGGGTCAAACAAGAAGTTCTTGGGGTTGATAGGCATGATTTTCACGCCAATGCGGTCTTTTTCCATGACACCGATAGCCGCTTGCCCTTGCATATTAGGAATGGCTTGGGTGGCAGGGACGTACTCTTTCTCAGTCTTGACAACAATCTCGCCTATGCCTGTGCCATAGATTTCAGCCATCAACTCGATTTGATCAATCGACTTCCTGATTTTGTCTTTCTTAAAGTCTTCCATCAGTTGAGCCTTGATTAACTCAACATCTATGGGGTTGCCGTTGTAGTCTCTGATGTCATCTTCAATGTCAAAGAACTCGCCTTGACCAAAGATTGCTTCCATGATCTCAGCATGGCGAGTCTCTACGGCTTGTTGGGTAGCGGGGGTGACGATACGTGAACGCTCAGACTCACGGGTTTTATCTTCAGAAGCCCATTGGCCACGGAAGATGCGCTCGTACTCTAGGTATTGGGGAAGAAAGTTGGTATCTCTGTATTCACGCCAACGATTGCAATGGTCTGTCACAAAAGCCGTCAACTCTTTATCAGCCTCAGTTGGCTCATAAAATTCGTTTTGCTCTAGTTTGTCTGTTGCCATTTAAACCCCACTAATTATGTCCACAGGCTCCCACTCATCTTCTTGGTCATCTACAAAGTAAGAGGTGACAGCCATCTGATCTATATATGACAAAGCATCTGGCAAATCATCATGCACTCCAATGGCGGGAAATAAAAGAAGTTGATCTTTAAATTCATCCCAATCCTCCTCAGAGTTCAGCACAATACGCCCATGCTCAAACCG